TCGGCCACACTGGCATCAGAAATCGTGCTTCCGCTTGCGCGGGTGGTGGACATTCCAAAGTAAGCTTCTGTAGGGTTGGATGTGGCGCCGGCAGATGCAGACCTTCTAAGTCGAACTTGAGGGAACTTCATCTTAATTCGTGCATATTCGCCCGAGCCCGTAAGAAGGCCTAGTCGGGTGTCGCCAGGGAGCGAGCATGTCATGAATGTGGCTGGGGCGCCCCATAGTTGACTTAAGTTGCTGCCCACAAACGTGGCCGGTAGACCCCATCCGCTGGCGCCGAGGGCGCTCTCCGGCGATCCTGCACCGATCCCCGTTGTCACCTGATTTACACCTGGGGTCACCCCGGGGACTGCGGATGCGGTGACGGATACCACCATATCGAGATCCTTGAACTTGGGTGGCCCAAAGTAACCAAAGGGGAGCAATTCGGGATCTGTAGCACCGGCGTCAACGTCGGCGTTGGTTTGCACGTATATATACTTGGATTGGTTATTGTACTCGCCATAAGTCCTAAGACGCTTCTGCGTGGAATCCCACACAGTATAGCGGTCCCCGATCTTCCGACCAATAAAGTTGGGAGAAGAAGGATCCAAAGTGCACTTGTCAAATCGTTCTAGAACCTGTACTGCGTTATCTGTGTCGTGTAGAGCACGAACAAGAACAGTGAAGGTACCGTAGCCCGTTAGGGAATTGGTGGACTGCCTAACCTGTTCGATTGAAATCTTGGCGTTCTTTTGTAGCCACTCTCCTTGGCCGCGGCCAACGAAGCGGAAAAGCTTTTGCATGTTCTGCGGGTAATAGTTTGAGTAAACCCCTGTATCCTGAGAGATAATCCATCCAGAGTTGGCCTCCACAGAAGCTTGTGACTTCATGTTCTGAGGGCCGCGGGTGAGGGTACCGCTGAGGGCGACAGGCCACACCCAAGCTACAGTGTTAACGGTGCTGCCAATAAGCCCTTCGTCTCGTAGTTGCTGCTCGTAGCTCTCGCCTAACCAGTAATCTTTTTTTACTCCCTCTGGATAGAAGGTTCCTGAGCTGATTAGCTGCGGGTTAGTGTTGATCTTTCTGCGAATAAAGTGTTCTGAGGAATCATCGAAGTTAAACTTAACAGTGTCATCATTGGTTTGGGTTGCAATTCGAAGCGTATACGTTCCGCCACTTCCCTTATTAATAAGTGCTCCGATACTGGCGGTGGTCAAAGTGGAATCGTCGACATTGACGATACCAGACGTACGCTTGGCGCCACCAAAAATGCTTCCGGAAAGAAGCGGAGCACCAGATTCTGTGTAAATGACTGCCGCAAGACTTGCGGTAAGATCAGTTGGGTTGGTATGGGAGGGTGTGCCGGCCACACTGCTGGACTTGGCTACCCAAATGCCCCAGGCGCCACCAGTTTTGGAGGCATTTCCAGTCGTGCCGGGTGATGCATCTGGACCGATCCCAGCATTAAGCTCGGTCTTCCAACCTGCGCCGGCGGCACCGCCAATGGCTGCCCCAGCGGTGGTGTTTTGGCCCAGAAGGCGCACGAAAGTGAGAGGACCCACGTTTGCTCTCAAGAAGGCCCGGGCCGCATATAGGCCATACATGGGCGACTTGAGGTTTCCGTCGCGATATACGTCGCTGCCGGCTCCTCCCGGTACCGTTTCGCCAAACATTTCCACAAATTGAGAGTAAGACTCAACTTTGATGGGATGCATTGCAATCCCCTTGGTGGCGCGCCCAATAATAACAGGGCCGATATCCTCGGCTTTCTTGGGCATAAAGGAGTTATCAATTTCATTGATGAAAACTCCAGGAGATACAAACTTAAAATTCTTTACTGACATCTTCTAGGTCACTCCCTATCGTGGTAATTTAAATTGATGTACAATCATACGTAAATAGTATTCGGAAGCTCAAAAGTCTTGAAGAGAAACAAGAAATTGCATTTTAGGTCAGGAACTACTTCTCAAAAAAGCCTTTATTGCCAGGAACTGGGTCAAGCTCGCGCGGGAATGTGACCTCAACTGTGTTTTCGTCTACCCTCACAATGGGGCGATCATCGTTTTCTCCTTCGCCCATCAGATACCCCAATACTCGAATGGTAACCTCTGTGCTGAAGAGGCGCGTGTCTTCGTCCAAATTGTTTATATTGTTAGAATGATTGAAGTTTTGATCGATAAATGCCTCATAAAGGTGTCCGTTTCGCTTCATAACAAAAGAATCAATTTGCCCAGTACGTCCAATAAATGGCTGTACTAATTCGTTCATCTGCTGTTGATATTCAGTTTTAATAGTAATTTTGTAATCTACATTAATATAAATGGGGATTGGGACCGATAAGGACTGGATAACCACTTTCTTATTAACGCGAGGATAATGCTTCTGGTAGGTTCCCGCGGCCGGCTGCTGTCGCATCGACGCTGCAACCGCAAAATTGCGTGTTTTGTCTTGTACGATTCTTTTGGCAATTACGATACGGCCGGTGCGGCCGTTCTTGGCACTCGAATAAAGATGTGCCTGAAACCCTCCCTTCCGGGTGGGATCCTTTGTTATTCCGGTGCGCTCGATGCTCACTAGAGGAAGTTTAAGTGCCCCGCCGTCATCACGTAAGTCTTCCTTGTTCTTAATTTGGTAGGCGCGTTCAGGGACCTGCCACAACACGGGCACTTCGCGATACCCCTCGTTGGTAAGCGCACTTAACTCCACATCACTCTTAAGCCACGAAGTAATGGCATAATCAATTGTCTCAATGGTAGATGCCAACATCCCCAACGACTGGAGAGTGTGCTCTGAGCTACCCTCTGGGAGCAACGCAAAATCAAAATTATCAGGTAGCATCGAACAACCCCTTCCGTGCTCTTCTGCAGCGTGCAGAAATCTCAAAACTATAATCTACTTGGCCAAAGAGCTTTTTGGGCTCTGATAGTTTAACTATCTCGTAATAAAATTCTCCATATAAAACAAAGTCGCCTTCACGCACAAATAGGTCCTGATCTTCGGTGAGGCGACGGCGATGGAAATGAATATTGATTTCCCAAGTTTTGTCAATGCCCGCGCCTTCCATATAAGACGTCGAATATTCGGTAAATTCGACTAAGGCATAAACTCGGACGGGAGGCAGGTATGTTTTCTCGATGGCTTCTCCGTAGAGGCCATGAAAATCGGTTCGTTCGAGGTCAATAGGGTAATAGAGGACTTGCTGGCCAATGACGTTTTCAATTAATTCGTCATTTACCTGTTTAACCAGATCTCGCTCTTTTTCACCGAAAAACAGCGGAGGGGGTGGGTTCTTTGGTCTTTTCCATTCGTTACCCATCCTTTATCACCCTACAAATATCGGCAACGGTGAATTTTTAAAGGTCGTGGCTGCTGATTCCGCTTTTTCAGAGTCTTGTTTAACAAGCTGGAGATATTCCGTTTCTTTGAGAATTTCCACTAACTTGTCTTTAAGATTTTGTTGTTCTTCTTTGGCTTGCGATAATAATTCAGAATGGTTGAGAGTGACACTATCCCCGGGAATGGGGATTGTCTGGAACTTGCCTCGGATTTGGCCAAGCATCTCCTTGCAGAGAGCCAAGCAATATTTTCGAATCCACTGCTTTCCAATGGCGTTAATATTTTTATAGGGGATATTATCGTAGGGGAGCGTATTGAGGTTGTTTACGCCGGCTACCCCATCATCAACATTAGAATATTCCTCCCACGCTTCTGGTTTAATGTAGAATCTTATCCATATGCGCTGTTGTTCTTGAAAACCCCAATAATTCGGATTAGGGTATAATCGCAACAGGTTGTTTATCAACTCATACGAATAATTGGAGGTTCGAGTCATAATTGAGTCTTCATACATGATTGCCTGCATTTTATTCTGCCAAGTCGGGATAATCTCAAAAGTAGAATCATCCGCAAACTGGCCGTATGTGCTATAGTTGCCTACAACGTTAATTCCTCCATAATATCCGTAAAATCGCCATGTAGCCCGGGCAGACTTAAAAAACACCTTGGTTACATAAATGCGCTTGTTGCCTACTTTGCCCGAATAGGGGACAGCGGTGCCGGCGTCATCAACTCCCGAATCCGAGGCACTAGAGATAATAGTCTGAACGTCATAATCCTGTTTATTCTTGACAGGCTTGAAAGACGCCGAATATTGAGGAACTGTGCCTCCAAACCCGGCCACAGATGAGAGGCCTTCGCCGACGCGCTTCGCATATGCCATCTGAAAGCGTTGAAACTTCAAATTGCTGCCTGACGGCCCTGTTTTGATGTCGCCCTTGTGATCAAAGGTGCCAGTGGTGTTTCCGAGAGCATCGGAAAGCATGTTTTTGCCCTGATGCACGTTTATAATATAGGAGTACTCTAGAACTGCCTCTTCGTAAGCCGAATACACGTTTTGGGCCGTTAACTCGATGTCAACGACATCTCCACCCAGCTTCTTATATACGTAAGCTACCTGCATACTGGCGCCGCTTATAAAATCGGCGGATCCGGTGTATATTCCAAAAGGAACTGCACCCGTTACAGCGGAGGTGCTCCCTGTTTTGGGGAGAATGATGGCACTGGCTTGAGACTTGGGGCTTAAATTGGTTGGCATGTTAAAATATTCCTTCGCAGACTTTACAACCTAAATAGTTTTCCATATTACAAAAAAGGAAAATCTCAAAAATTGTGGGCAAAAAAAATTTGGCAGATCGACGTTTTTGGGTTTTGATCTCCAAAAGAAAAACCCCCTCCGAAGAGGGGGAGAAATATAAAGATATATTTTAGTTTAGCTAGCGGTCCAACCAGTGGCACATGTGGCCTCTAGGATTCGCCAATTGGTGCCATCACCAATAATTGTACAATGATCGCCAACAATGTGGTTATCAGCAAAGCCAAGTACGGTCTGGTTATAGGCCGCACGTGATGCGTCGGTTCCGTCCACAAGTTGCGTTATCACGGTGCCAACAACCGATGCTGAACCAGCATCAATTAAAAGCGATTTTGCACTTG